TGGCACGGCGTAGCGCGCGCCAATCGGGGCCACCACGCTGGCGGGACCCTCGGCTTCGGCCACGACCGAGGTGCGGACCTCGCGCCGCCCATCCGCGACGGTGAAGTTGAGAATCGTCTCGACTGTGGTCGTGGAAAGGGCCGTCTTGTCTGCAGCCAGCCAGTCGATGCCGCAGGCAATTGCATCATCGGACGGATCGGGGCTGTTTGTGGTGCGCCGAAACACAGCACGAAACGCGTAGCGCTCCTCGGCCTCAATCGGCACCGGGGTCAGTGCTGTTACCTGCTGGCTGGCATCAAGACGGATCACCTTTCCAAAGGTGTTCTGGGTGACAAGCCCTCCGCCGAGATCATAAAGCTGGGGCGTATCGCCGGGGCGATGTTCAAGGGCAGTATAAGTCTGCATGGGATGTGGTTCCGTGAACAGGGGATGTGGGTCGGGTTAGGCCTGCGAGGCCCGCTAGATCGGGTCCAGCGCCTCAGGCAGGATAAATTACAGCAGTCGGATCTCGATCAGCGGGATTGAGGTGATCGAGCCGAGGCGTTCGATATCGAGGGTGACGTCCATCAGATCGCTGTCGAAGCGGACGGGCACGTCGAACTGGTAGCCTGCAGTGAGGGCCACGCCGGGATCCGGGGCGACCTCAAAGGTGACGATCCCGGTGACGGGGTCCGTCAACCAGCCGTTGAACTGCTCGGCACCGCTCAGCGCGACGCGGATTGTTCCTGCGACCGGCTTCTCGATGCGGCGCTGATAGACATGTGGCAGGGTGCCGTAAGCTTTGGTCAGCGCGAAGGACGTGGTGGCACCGTCGCCGATCCCGAGGGGCTGGTCCATCTCGGACACACCCTTTGAGGGGGCGCAGGATTTGTAATCAGCCCAGTCCTTGAACCGGAAGCCATAGAGCCGTCCGAGCCGCGCTTCAAAAAACCCAACCACGGCGTGCAGATCATCCGCGCGCCGAACGCCGTAGGATACATCGTAGCGACGCCGCGACGCGGACCAGGAGGCGTTGCGCTCCTCGCGGCCTGAGGCCAGCTCCACGATCTGGGTGCGCCGCTGTGGACCGCCGCGCGCCCCGCGGCTGATGTTGTCGGGAAACTGCACTTCGTGAAACGCCATCACATGCCCCTCCGGCCCATGGAGACTGCGCGCGCCATATCGGCCGCGACCTGCGTGCGCGATTGGCGGAAGCTCTCTGCGTCCCGCGTCATGATGTTGACCGTGACCGCGCCGCCACCATTGCCACCGCCACCACCATTGCCGTCGCCATAAGCGCGGGACTCTTTGCGTGACAGCACACGCTCGCCGCGCTGCAGGATGGAGGGCACCTCGTCGGATTTGAGGCCAGCCCAGCCGCCGTTGTGCATGCGCGGTGCGTTGGCAAAGGCCATGGCCGGAACCATCCGAGATGGCGCAGGCCCGCCCACAATACCGCCCTGATGGAAAACGCCCGCAAACATGCCGCCAAGATTGCCCAGAGCGCCTGAAAGCGCGTTGGCGATGGGCCCGAGGATGAATTTGCGCGCGCCGAGCTTGGCAAGGTCCGCGATCATCGATGTGACCAGGCCTTTGAAGTCCAGCTTGCCGGTCTTGACGAAGTTGCCGATGGCGTCTTCCGCGCTTTGAAACGCGCCGACCAGCACGCCGCCCACGTCCGCGCCCACATCGCGCGCTTTGTCGGCATATTCGCTGACCGCATTCACCACCGCCTGCCACCCGGTGGCTGCTGCTTCTGCACCCTTGGCTGCGTCCTCACCTGCCTTTTTTGCCGCCCCGCCTGCGCGCCCGGCCTGCTCTTCGGTTTCCTCAAGTGCTTCGTTGAATTGGTCCGCCGAGGTTGCAGCGCTTCTAAGTGCCGCCGCACCTTCATCGCTCGCGCCAGAAACCGCATCCTTCAGTGCCTGCCATGCCGCCATGGGCCGCGAGGCAGCGTCCGAGAGCATGCCTGCTGCCTCGGAATACCCAGATGCCCGGCCGCGCGCATCGTCGGCCATGCCGCCAAAAAGATCAGGCGTTTGGAATGGATCGTCCGAGAACGCGCTGTCGTAGGCCGCCCTTGCGCGGTCCCCAAGGTTGACGGCTTCGGGAACAACAGATTGCCAGGCGGAAAGGTCGGGCGCGGTGATGGCCCAATCGGGACGCCGACCGCCAAGGGTCAGTACGGTGTTGATCGCCTCGGTGATGCCCGCGATCCCGGTCTCCATCACCTCGACGAGCCCATTGATGGCAAGCGCGCCAACGCGGTCAAACACATCTGGCAGCGCGCCCCAGATTGCCTGTACGGCAAGGAACGTGCCCTCAAAGGTATTGACGGTATTGTTTGCCCAGCCCACCACGGCCTCAGTGGCCGATTGCAGCCCTTCGTAAATACCAGCCTGCGCCGTGGCCCAGCCGGATTCCACACGCGCCCAGGCCGCGTCCGCGCTGAGCGAAACTCGGTCCCAGACCTCGACCGCCACGTCTTTCAGCAGGTCCATGGCGTTGCCGAACCCACCGGCACCGGCGACAAGGCGCGTGAACTGATAGACCAGCTCGCCCGCGCCGACGATCAGCGCCCCGATGCCGGTGCGGATCAACGCGGCCCGCAGGAAAACCAGACCGGTCACCAGCCCACCAACAGAGAATGTCGCAGCCACGAGCCCTGCCACCCATCGTCCTGCCATCACGCCTGCAAAGGTCACAGCGTAGGTGGTCAGCCCTCCGATGTTCTCAAACAGGCCCTTGATGGCCGAACCGAGTGGGCCGGTGGTGCGCGCCATGGCTGCCAGAGCATCGGCGACCGCCTCAAGCGCAGGCGCTGCGGCCACAGCCAGCTGGTTCGATACACCTCGCCAGATCAGGCCAAGGCGCGAGATTGCATCATTGGTGCGCTCGATCTGGTCGGCGTCCTGCTCGGAGACAACAATACCGAAATCATTCACATCAGCGGTGGCCTGACGCAGCGTGGCGGTATCGATGCGCGTAAACACGAGGGCTGCACGGTCGCCAAAGAGCTGTGAGGCGACAGCGGCACGCTCGGCCTCTGGCACAAACTCTGCCAGCCGGTCTTGGATCAATGCGATGCGCTGATCGAGCGGCAGGCTTTGCAGCGCGCTGACAGACAGACCAAGGCGGTCAAGTGCATCGACGGCAGGGCCTGCACCTGCGGCTGCCTGGCTCAGACGCCGTGTCAGCTGCACCGTGGCCTGCTCGACATTGCCCATGGAGACGCCCGAGAGGTCAGCGGCACGCTCAAGCACCTGCAGGCTTTCGACGGTTGTATCCAGCGACTGCGCCAGCTTGGCTGTCTGGTCGATGGTCTGCAGCCCCGAGCGGATCATGGCAGCGCCCGCAAGGACCACGGCTGCCCCAGCCGCCGCTGCCGCGATCTTGGCCAGGCGGGTGAAGGCCACGAGGCGTGCATTTGCAATATCGACCTCGCGCGATAGCCGACCGAGCCCGCGGGCACCGGCATCCCCAATGCCGTTCAGCTCAGCCTTGACCTGGCGTCCGCCCACGGCCGCGAGACGCACGAAGACGCGCTTATCGGACATCCTGCTCTCCAATCCGTTCGTTTACTTTTTTGACCATCACCGCCTCGATCTCGGGCAGCAGCTCCATGGCCACGAGGCCGTTGATGCCAAGGGCACGCGCCATGGCGAGGGCCGCACCCATGTCCCAGCCGAGGATGATTTGCTTTGTGGCGCGCAGCTGGCCGCCCAAACGGCCAACCAGGTCCCAGACCTGCACACCCTCGAAAGTCTGGGGGCGGTTCACTTTTGCCGGGCAGTCCGGGCACGGGACTTTGCAGGCCTCGAGGGCTTCGCAAGCCTCGCAGTACCGATCGCCCCCGCTGAAGTGCCAGTCGGCAAGGGCGCGGAGACGTTTTTTTCCTGTTCCAACACCAGTGCCTTGGCGACATAACCTGTCTGGAACGCTTCAAAGATCGGATAGACATCGAGCAAGGCGTCAACACCCTCGGGCGTGAGGCCCAGCACCTCGCCGTCTGCATCGCCCACACCCTCCCAGGCAATCACTGCCCGCCGCCCCAACGCCTTGGCAAAGACCAGCGCGCGGTCCTCGTTGCTGGCATCTTCGGGCAAAGCTTCGACCGTGATATCGCTGCGGGTGAACACCATCAGCGCCGTGGTCAGCGGCAGCAGCTGCACCCGGACCCCGGGTGACAGCTCAAGCCAGCGTGGCTTTTTTGACAGATCGAGTTTGAGCATGATCAATACGCCTCCATATCGTTGACCAGGGTGATGGTGCACATCCGGCCCAAGGTGACGTCCTTGGCGGCTTGCCAGTCGAAGGTGGCCTGCACGCCCTGCGGTCCGCCGATCTCCACGCGCGGGCGCGGCAGATAGACCGAATGCGCTGTGACCGTGAGGCTTTCGCCGCTGGGCAGCAGGTAAGAGAACTCGAGCTCGCAATCGGCGCCGTTGATCGCCTGATCCATCAGCGTATTGTCGGCAAAGCGCACCTCCATGCTGCCCGAAAGGGCGGCCAGTGAAGGATCCGCGCCGTCGATCATCCCGTCGGCGCGGATCGTCTCGATGCGGTCGAGATTATTGGCGTAGGTGATCTGGGTCGAGACCACATTGCCCAGTGCCACCCCCTCGCGCTTGATGGCGCCG